TTAAATATCGCCCCAGGAGTCGCCGTCCCGATGCCGACGTTGCCACTAGTACAGTTCACATTGAAATATGAACCTATTTGAAAGGCTAGACCTGAACACACACCTGATGAGTAGATAGGGGAAACTATTGCACCTGATGTTGTTGTGCCTGTTACTGTGAGGTTTTTTAAAATCTGAACATGTCCACTAAATGTAGATGTTCCTGTATTAGTTATTTCTAATGGAAAGTTAGGAGAAACGGGTCTTAATTTTCCACCTAAAATGTACCAAAGACTACTACTTTGAGCATAAGAAAAAAAAGGTATTAAAAATGCTACTGTTATTAAAATTATAGTTAGTTTAGTTTTCATATATGTATTGTATCCCATCTCCACTTTCAGAACTATCTAAATAGACTAGGTTTAAATTATTGATTGTTAATACTATCGACTGAAGTGGTAGTAAATTATATCCCGATGTAGAACTAACAGAAGAACCTCCTACATATATGGTTCCCATATTACCCACATTAGCCTGTACTGTTAATTTCCTGCATGAAACTGAAGCTACTGAAAGTTGCTCGCTTAATCCAGCTGTTGTTACTGACTTGCTACCACTTTCAAAAATCGAATTACCTGAAACTGGTATACCAGAAGTTGAACCCACTAACAATTCTTTTGTTGTTGGGTCTACTCTTAACATTATTATGTCTTGGTCTGTGTCGTTACTTACACCAGCCATAACAGTTACATGATTCTGGTCTCGTTTTAGTATTTCTGAACTCATAGTTGATTTATTTTATCAATAAACTGAACTTTTATTGTCTCCTTGTTAGATTCAAATTCTTTTTCTTTTAAAGATAGTGTATCCAACCTTTTTGTTACTTCATTAGAAGTAACTTTTAGTTCAGACTCTAGCCTAGAGATTTCTTTTTCTTTTGAATCAATGATATGCTCTCGTTCTTTTATATTTTCAGTTTTCTTTTCAATTTTACTTTCTATCTCTGAAAACTTGCTCTCTCTAGAGATTACTTTTTTAGCTTCTAAAAGCTTAAACTTTAATTCTTCTTCTTGTGTACCTTTTTCAGTGTTCCATTCCAATCGTTTCTTTGAAATTTCATTAGATATATCGTTGATTTTTATTTCCAATGTTTCTAATACTGATTTATTATCGGATATATACTTAGATAAAAGAGCGGATTCTGATTTTAAACTATCGACAGAATTAGCCAATGACTTCTTTTCAGAAGAAAGTTGTTTAATATCTGATTCTATATTTAATTTTGTTTGAATATCGCTCATTATTTTATATGGTAAAACCTGATAAATTAGCCTTACAAGCAGAAGTCCCGTCAATCTCTACAGAAACTATGGCTCCTTTATCTCCAACAAGAGGTGTCTGAAAAGATATAGACTCTTTATTTGCTCCAACTTGAAATTGATAGATAACTGAAGTTCCTTGTTTTACAAGACATATAGAAGTCGCCTTATCAGAGCTAACTGTTAAATCAGTAATATAATATGTTTTATTTTCTACAGCACCCTTAGTAGCCACTGCTGAAGTAGCGTGAGTAGCTGTTACTGAAAATATATCACCGTAGTTTTGTTTTGAAATCATCTTGTTCTTTTAATTGCTCTTAATAAAGTCTCATATTTGTCATTGACAAACCTTTCTTTTTGTTTTATTGTCTTTTCCTTTGAAAGTAATGCTAACCTGTCGTTATCAATTTTTGTTTTGTAAGTTTTTAATTGATTTTTAATACTTAATAACTCTTTTTCTTTACTTTCCACCTCTTTGTCCCAATTAGTGCTGTTCTCATTGAATAAATCTACAAGTTTTATAAGTTTTTCAGTCAATTCTTCTACTGAACTTGACATTACAATAGCACTATTATGTAAATCATGTGCAGAACTGTAATTTTCTTTCACTTTATCTAATACATCTTGACTATCCTTTAAAATATTGTCTATTTTATTTATAGTCTTCTTTTCTCTTTCTTCAATGTAAGAAACCTCAATATCTTTTAATTTAGATAGTGAATTTTTAGCTTCACTAATTTTCATATTAGTGTCAGCTAGTTCTTTTATTGCATTGAATTTTTCTTTTTCTATTTCCATAAATTAAGCCGTGTATGAATTTGAGTCATTTTTCACGTCTAAACGCCACGGCTAAACGTTTAGGCTAGTAGTTTTTCAAGTGTTGCTTTATTTTGACGCTTGTCATATTTTACCTGACGTTTGTCTAATTGAGCCATTACCTCCGCTTTATCTTGATAACCAACTGTCTTTACGTCTTCCAAAACTTCACTTTTAACATCTTCTACAGGAATTTTATCCCCTTTTACAAACTTCTCTAATTCATCAATTTTAGCCATTAGTCTCTGTGTTTCTGTCTGAACTAAAGGTTTATTTTCTGTATAGAGTTCTGTCAAAAACGAATTCTTAAGGTTATTGATAACCTGGTCATCCCATAGAGGTACTCCTGTTGGAATTCCATCTTTGTCTTTGACTGGTGCTTCTTTAACTTTAACTTGTTTTGCAAGGTTTCTAGCTAGTAAATTACCGACATGGTAAGGCAAAGTTTTACTTTCGCCAGCCATTATCCCTGCACCTGAAGCTCCGAAGATGGGGTTTCCGGCATACATACAACCCAATTCAGGTGTGAAATCAAAGTCTGTTGAATTTGTTAATTCTACTACTTTGAAATCATTAGGATTTGAAACTTTTTCATTCATAATCTTATAGATTAGTCTTAATAATTATAGGCTTCGTCTTTCCTATAAGCGGTAATATTCCGCACAAGGGCTTCCATATAGGAAGACCCAAGCGATATGTTATCGAATATTGTATCGAACCAAAGCACCCATGTCGGCTGCTGAGTTTGCTACAAGAGCGAAACCTAAGTTCTGAGCATCGTAAGGTCCCTTTGCAGTTACCCCAACAATAACCTGTCCTTCTGTATCGTCACCTGTAGTAAATCCTGCACCAACAACTAGAGTGTTTCCAGCGACAGTGCGTCCATCACCATTTGTAAGCAACCATCCGTATTCTCCTGAAGAGAATGCTACTTGGTTTGCACCAACAGCTTTCTGTACTGCAGAAGTTACAGCGGCCATGTCTACATGAGCCATCTCGTTAATAGTGATGTCTGAGTCTGTTACTGATAGAGCTGTAGTAAGAGCAGTTTCAGGGTAAAGAGTAAGAGTTGTTGCATCGTTAGTCTTTATCTTGAATGTCTGTCCTTTTCCAGTTCCATCGTCTACCACACCGATAGCATCTTCAAACTGTCCAATAGTCCAACCAGCAGCGGCTTTTGTAATGTATACAATTCTCCCCTGGCTGTCTGTGCTAGATGAGCAAGTATCTGCTGATACAACTGCATCTGGTACATTTACTGAACTGTTTGTCAATCCTTCAGCTGCTTGTGCGTATGACCACTCTCGGCCGTCAGGAGTTGAAGCTCGTTGTCCAAGCTTAAACTGTCCTTTAGCTGTAGTTGTCTGATATACATCTTGAAATGAAATAATGTTCATAGTTTTGTTTTTCAGCTTTGAGTTCTTAGCTCTAGGCTATTTCCCACATCGTGGGTTAGTTTGTAATGACTTTTTATAAGGAAGCCTAACCATACTACTAAGATGCTGCGAAGATACCGGATTGAGAAACCATTCTCCAAACAGTACCATCACAAACTAGTGTAATGGTATCACCTACAACTGCTGTGCCTTGAGTATTAGTCAAAGTAGTCCCAGAAATAGCTGCACCTGTTGCACTAGCTTTTGCTTTAATTGTTCCACCAGTGACAGTGAATCCTGCTGTAACGCTAGAGACCGTGAATGTATACCATAGGCCGTTTGAGGCTGTTGGTAATGTCCATGAAGGACTTCCACTTGTTGCTCTGTTGTTAAAGGTCTGACCACACTGTACTGCTGTCAAAGATACTGTAGCACCTACCAACGCACTGTCAGTAATAGTTCTTAGTGAAGCTGCACCACTTGGTGATGCTGTAAACACTGGAGCTGCTGTAAAAGTAGCTACCCCTGTTACTGCCAATGTACTTTCCATAGTAACTGCTTTCTGAGTATTTAACCCATCAAACTTTACTACTGGTATGAAACTTTCTATGTATTGAGCCATGTTTTTTGTTTTCCCTCTCTCGTCTTATGCGAGGTCAAAGGATTAGACTAATAATTTAAGAAGCTGAGACCAACTGTCCTTGTAGACGTGGGCTTGTAGCTACGAAGTTACCTGCATAGATGAGATGTCCCACCTTTGTAAGCTGGTCTACTGGAGCCATCATCTTTCGGAATTGGAATCCACGAGTTGATTTGATGTTTCCTGGTACACCACTTGGTACTGCATCAGAAGTCTTCTTGAAGTTTGCACTCATAATAGATTCATCTTTGTAATCAAATCCTACGAAGTCAAATCCCTTAGTGTTTACAAAGAAGAATTTTCCTGATGGAATTTGTTCATCTTTTGCGATTGGAGTACCTCGGAATGTTAGATAAACAAATCCCTGTGTTCCTCCAAGACCAGAACTAGCTGGTACGCCACCAAAGGCGTTCATTCTTGGATAACCTGAAGTAGAGAAGTTTGCTCTAACAGAAGGAGTCAAAAGTGATTCATAGGTAGACCAAAGAGCCTTAGTTGTAAGGGCAAGGTCTGGTGAATCAACTCCAATAGTTACTGCATCGTGGGCTGTAGCTAGTTTAGCAAGTGTCAATGCACCTGTTGAAGCTAGGTAGTAACCTTCGAATGCTGAGTAAGTTGAACGAGAAAGTGAACCATAAGTTGCAAACAATGTACTATCTGAAGATGCATTGTTTAGTGAATCCCAATCATTACCTGTTCCATTACCTGTGTATAGGTTCTGTGCAAGCAAAGTGATAAGAGATTGTGCCTGTGAATCAAATTCTGTGTCCAAAAGGTCAACGATTTGTTCGTCACCCATGTTTGCTGTAGTTTCAGCGATTGCTACTACTACAGGCTTGTAAGATGCTTTCAAGTTGAAAGACGCTTTAACACGCACATTCTCTCGGTTAGTATCTAGTCGGTCTGAGATTCCCATGTTACCACCATTGGTAGTATCTTGGTATTTAATAGGAAATTCGTAAGTTGTTCCTGTTTTCCATTCTTTTGGCTTCTGTAAGAAAGTCATCAATCCTGGAGTTCCAGTTGTAACTTGGTCATATGTTTTTTTGAGTATAAATTCCCTTGTTGTTGTTGTTACTGCTTCGTTAAAAATCATTTTGATAATTTATTTAATGCTTCTGAAGTAGTCCACTGCAGATGAGAAGACTGATGGGTCAGGTACGGCTCCTGTTGCTCCTGGTGTGGTGCTAACTGGGTCATTCCTCTTTGAAATATTCTTGACAGTTGTGTCTTGAACTTTCTTAGTCATAGTCTTCATATCTTTCATATTCTGATAAGCATCCGTAAGATTTGAAAAGCGATACTTTGTAGCGTGAAGGAATAGGGCGTTTTTATTAACAGCAGGGTCTAGAGTTTCTACTTCCTTGAGCTGATTTGTTACAGCGTCTTCAAGGGCTTTCTCTTGAGATATTGTTAAGTCTTGGTCCTTTTTAAACTCCCTCAGTGCTTTCTGCATAGCTCTGTCCTCAATCTCTTTATAAGATTTAGGGACATAATCTGGGTCTGCTGAATACGGGTCTAATGGGTCTACTTGTGAAGGTTCTTTTAATGTTTCCTTTGGCTTTTCATATTCTGATAGCTTCTGGGATTTGCGAGTGAACTCTGGTAAAAAGTTTTCTTTCCATTCTTTTGACAAAGTGTTCGCATCTACTTTCCTGCCGTCTGGCAACTCAAAAAGTTGATTTTCTACAGGTTCCTCAGGAGTTTCCTCTTTTGGTTCTGGCGTTTCTGGTGTTTCAACAACAGAATCCTTTTCTGGTTGTTCTGGTGTTTCTTCAACTTTTGTTTCTTCGTATTCCATGTTTATTTTTTAGACTGCCCCTTCTTTGATTGGTCTTTCGACTTCTAAGAATTGCTTGGTCAAACTAAACTGATAATGATTGAGTTTTAAGACATCAATCTGGTCATAACTTTACATCATAGGGGATGTAGGTACTTCTGGTGAAATAGAACTTATCTGACTTGGTGTAGGATTACCTGGCTGGAAAGGCAGAGGTAATTCGTTTGTTTGTAGTCCAACTGCTTCTGCTGGATTTTGTTTATAAAGTACAGCATTTCGTGCCATTTCTTTTGGATTATCATACTGTGCAATTTCTAGATAATCTGCCGGAGAAATAAATCCTTGCTGTACATCATTCTGAGCTTGCTCAAACTTAAATTCATCATCCATAGGTAGAGTTTTTCCAGCGATGACTGTTATCTCTGTTCCTTTATCAAAGTCATCTTGAGTCAATTCAATTTCTTTTAGAGCTTCGTCTTCTCCCATGTATTTAACATAATGAGGTTCTGTATACCGAGTCTTTGCCAACTGCATTCCCCATGAAAATATCTCATGATAAACATAGTCAACTACCTGTACTAGTTCATTTAAGCGTAAATAAGACTGCCGAATTAAGGCTAGTCTTCCAGCTTTTGTTTCTTGTCCTTGTCTTTCTCCTCTAAATGCACTTGAGGCAGCCATAATGTTATCGATTTCACTACGGGAGTCATTCATATCATCAAACACCATAGCAGGTAAAGCTTGACCTGTTTCACGAGTAACACCATCTTTAACGCCCTTACCCCAAATAACACCCTTTGTCTGAAACATTATTCTCTGAGCATCTGATTTACCCATAACCTCTGCATCTACTTTGAGTATTCCGTTTACCATTTCACAGTTCTCATCAATATCCATTTTTCTTTTATCAACTCCTTTCTGTAGACTCGATGATAGTGTAATCATATCTGTCTTACCTATCGGAGTGTTCTCGTTGTTGAATATTGTGGCAAAAATATAAGGCTTTCTAGGATAATCGAAGTAATTAAACAGGTATGGATGATAATCTGTTTCTGGTCGTACTTCTTCAGCAGTAGCTCCATTAGTAGGTTCTACTTGTCCGACAGGTATGCGTTCACCTTGTTTGTCTCTTATATCTTGCATATAATCACGCTTTGTTTGTCCTTCGAGTGATTCTATCTGTCCTTCTTCCTCATCAGTTACCAGCATTCCATCCCAATCCCAATAAGGATTCTTGATGGTACTTAGTACAATGTTTTCACACTTAAATATTACATAGTCAAGTATCCATGCTTCCTTATACTTAACATCAGGATTTAGTATATAAAGGTCTTCATCATTGTTAATACCAAACTTTTTCATTAGTTCAGCTTTCTTGTCTGGGAATCTTTGAACAACTGCACAGAGATTGTCCTCTATTTCTTCGATAGCAAATTCTGTATCTATCTCTTTACGAGCATACTTACCAACACGGAGATTTCTAGGGTCTATTGCTCTGAAGTCAAAGTCATTTATAACCGGATTCCAAAAAGGCTTTATAACTAACAGGCGTGCAAAGTACAGGTTTCTTAATCCCATTCGTACTATTTCTTTAATGTTTCTATCGGTGTACTTCTTTCTAAAGAACTTCTCTTGCTTCATCGCAAATTCCTTAGCCTCTTCTGTTTCTCTGGCTGGTAATATGTTTAATCCAGGTGGTTCAGCAATCAAAGAGTTGATAACTGCTTCCATGTTTACGAAAATTCTATTAGCTTGAACTGCATACTTCCTTCGTTTTTCAGGAATAGAACCAAGCCAGTCAGAACTGTTTGTATAGATACGAGTATTCTGGTCGTATGTTTTAGACACAACCTCCCACACAGATTCAGAAGAAGACCATCTCTTATCTATGAGTTGTGATTTCTGTACATCAGTTAACTTTTCTATATCTATTGCCATAAATTGAAAAGACGAATAACCGTGTCGGTTACTCGCCATTGTTTGGATTGAGTGTTTATTAAATTGTCCTATATATTATACTTTACTACTTACTATCATGTCAAACATGTTTTCTAGAATACAAATAATCAGACCTCTGAATCTTTTGTAATACCCCGAGAGCATCAAATTGAAGTGTTACAGATGAGTTCTTCTGGTCGAATACACCACCATTCACAAGGATGGTAAAAGCATCGTAATGCTTTTGAAACTCTATAAACTTTTTAGCGTCTTCATCTGGTATATAAATTGGTATTTTATTCATTGGCTTCTTTAAATAATTCACTAATATCGTAAACATTATCAGCATTTATAACTGATACTTTATCTTCCTCTTGACTCATGAAAGCACCACTACCTTCTCCCAACATAGAAAGATAAGAATACAGAGTTGCGAACACATAATGGTCTACACCTGTAGTTGAATCCCATATATATCTTTCTATACCTTTGTTATTTACAACCTTAACACGCCTTAATGTTTCAAAGTGTTTTATAAATTCATTAAACTCTTTGTCGGGTTTAACACCTATCAGAAACAATGCCTCAATCATATCTGTCAGCATTCTATCTATGATTCTGTCTCTATGAGAATACACTATCCCCTTCTTATCCCCATCTCCCCACCATACAATCGTTTGCGGATTGTTATTGTTTTCCATAAAGAAAGACATCTTCATCCATAGATATTTATCTACATAATGTTTTGCTGCGGTATTATCAGGCATAGCATCAATCACACCGGCTTTAGGTTTCCAAAAAGCTATAATATCATCTAGTTCTCCCCAATCACTTAATCTACCTATTTTAATTATCCCTTTACGAGAACTTATAACATAATGCTTTATATTTCCTACATCTATACCTATAAACCTATCCCCATCATCTAAGTCTTTTGGTGTCCATAGGTCTAATATAGTCGTACGAGATACACTTAAATCTCCTGGACTATATGACTCCCCTAGTACAAAGTTGGAAAAGTATGCTGGGTCGCCTTCTGAATCAGATATAATTTCTTCGACGGTTATAAATGGACACATCAAATGAGATATGTGATAACCACTTGATTTACTTTCGGCTTGGGCAACCCATTTACCCTGCCTCCTTACATCATCACTAATTTTTCCCTTACAGGCTCTGCACTGATAATACTTACCTACCATGTTTATTGATTCTGGCCACACTAGATAATGTTCATCTTTACAATGAGGACAGGTTATAACCCATTCTTTTTGGTCAGACTTTTGCCATGCAAGGTCTAACTCATCTCTTTCTGTTCCAGGGTTAGAAAACAACCAACGACCCTTATACTTACTTGCCTTTGTACGGGACTTGTATGTTTCAATAGCTCCCTGGTATGAACGAGATACCTCGTCATGAATTAACAGGTCGGCAGTTGTTGAGATAGATGCCGTTTTAGATACTGTTCCTTTAAAGAATATAAATCTCCCGTTTATTTCTTTACGCTCAATATTGTCCATTTGCATACCAATAAACTCATGCTTATTAGCTTGGATAATCTTATTGAACTTTGATGATACAAACTCGTTAGTATCTGAGTCAGAAGGGAATGTGTATATAACATTAAACCTTAAATGTTTAGTGGCAAACAAGGTCTTTAATGAGAAACATACTGACTTACCAACCTGAGCGCACGCCTTAACAACCATTTCAGGTGTCCAGTCTGTGAGAATATCTAACAGAAAAGCCCTATCATGAAACTGAAAAGCTTCTGACTTCTCAGATATTATCCCTCGTTCAGTTAGCCATTGAAGGATTGAGTAGTATTGTTTATCATCATTCATTGTTTACGATAGCTGTATCTATACTAACAGCGTCTAATGTTATTGCTGTCGCACTCTCTAGAGCTAGTCTGGTTACTTTAAACGGGTCAATTATTCCTGTTACAAACATATTAACTTTACGCTTTGATTTAAAATCAATCCCATTGTTAGACCATTCTTTAGCTATACCTTTTCCTATCTTCGGATTCATTCCTGCATTGATTGACATTTGAACAATAGGCGACATTAAAGCTTTTTTGAACATAGGTTCTTTAATCTTTTTTGACACCTTTGCTAATGCACTACCTCCACCAATAATGATTCCTTCTTGTAGTGCGGACTGCGTAGAGTTTACTGCATTATCAAACTTGTATTTCTTTGCATTGAACTCTGTATCAGTGTATGCACCGACTCTAATAACCCCAATACCTCCAGTCAAACACGCTAGTCGGTCTTCTAGAATACTTTTATCATACACATTGGTACTTTCTTCTATATCCTTTTCAAGAGAGCTTATACGGGATTCTAGAGCCTTTGATGGTACTCCTCCGATTATAGTTGTTGTGTCCTTTGTAACAATAACTTTTTCAGCCCTACCGCATAGCTCTTTTGTTGATGTATCAAGCTTCATTCCCATTTCCTCTGAGATAACAGTTCCTCCGGTAATAGAAGCAAGGTCAAACAAGAAGTCTTTCCCTCTTGATGCAGAGTAAGGGTTACGAACACAAGCTATGTTAGCTATCTTGTTTACTGCGTTCTGTGCAAGTGTTCCAAGAGCTACTGAATCAACATCATCAGCTATAAATAATATATCTTTACCTGTACCTATTGAGTTAAGTAACCCAATGATTTGCTCGTTAGTAGAAATCTTTCTATCAGCTAGAACAATTAAAGGCTCGTTAAGGATACATGAATTAGTATCTCTATCATTTATAAAGAATGGAGATATCAACCCCTTATTAAACCTAACACCCTTAACCACTTCTTTTGAGTATCCAAGCCTTGAGCCTTTCTCTACAGTTACTACGCCATTTATTCCAACCTCTTTAATAATATCAGCGATGATTTTAGCTACCTCTGAATCAAGTGACGAGATAGTGGCGATTCTTTCGATATCTTCTTCAGATACATTTCGTTTAATCTTTTTAAGTTCAGTAATAGTTTCTTCTAAACCCTTCTCAATTCTTTCTCTTACTTCGCGTATTTTGTGTGACTTATTACCAATCTCTTTAAAAGCCTCGTTCACAAGAGCATTAGTTAGTTCTGTAGTTGTTGCTGTACCATCTCCTCCTTCTTCTGATGTACGGATAGCACCTTTTCGTAACTTCATTAAACCTAACTGTTCGTAAGGGTCTTTGAACTCTAGGTTCTTTAGAATCGTGACGCCATCATCACATTCAACAGGGTCTAACCCTTTAAACTCTATAATCGCTCTCATACCAACTGCACCAAGAGTAGACTTAACTGCATTGTGTGCCTTGTTAATACCTGCCTTTATCCTTAATCGTGCCTCTTGACCTGTTATTACTTCTTTACTCATATTACAAAATAGCTAAAATATCGTCTGCTCTAATAATCTTCATCTTACTTCCTTCATGTTCTACATCATGAGTATGTGGAGAATACTTAGCAAACAAAACAATATCTCCTTCCTTGTAAATATCGTTACCTATCTTAACCTTTCCTTTATAAGTGAAATTATCTTCAACTGTAACCACTTGAAAGCCGTCTTTCTTTTCCTCTTCTACTTTAGATACTAAAACTCTATTTGTTGCTAATCTCATATTTTTTTATACATTAAATTAAATCCTGATTGATGTGGTTGTAATAAATCTTCTGCATTAACTCTTGATAATGCTACTGTCTTATCCGATTCATTCCAGTAAGGGTCTCGATTCTTATCAGTGATATATCTAATAACCCACTTACCGCACTCGCACTTTCCTTTATAACAAGCATTTAAACCCCAATTATCTACCTGTTTATATGCTATCTGGGCAAAGTCTAGACTACATTCATTACACCAAAACTCTTTTAATTCTATTCCGTTTTCTTCTATGATGTCCTTATTCCTTTCCTCTTTTTCCTTTTCACGATTCCTGTGTATGTTTCTATCCTCTACATTCTTCTCCTGTCGTTGAATCAAATCTCTTATGTGTGGATGATGTTCTATTTCCGGTCTTGGTTCTTGTTCGTAATTCATAGGTTCTCTAATCTCTTATACCACTTAGATATTCCTTTCTGTTCTTTATCAAACTGCTCAAACTCTTCGTGTGTTCCATCGGAAAAAAAGAAATCATTATCATCTGGTAAATTATCAATATCCAGCTCTAAAACCTCTGGTCGTTTTTTAGATAACTCCACAACCTTTTTAAAGTTCTTAATTCTCTTGTGTAATTTCTTGAACATCTTGAACATTTTGAACATTTTTTAATTGATTCTTAATCTTATCTTCCATAGCTTTAACTTCTTCTTGATATTTTGGATTAAGGATGAAGTTATAAGTATTGTTTTGAGACGGAATTTTTACATCATCACGCTTTACCATTCCTAATATTTCTGCACCTAGTTTCAATTCACCTAAACGATTCTTTGGTTTTTCCTCTATATCAGATACTAAAGATGTTGTAATGAGTTTATCAGTTAAACCCATTTCTTCTAAAGCTAATTTAAATCCACGAGATTGTAATACTCTTCCAGGTTGGTCTTGTAAGCTAGCTCCATAACCTACATTTAACAACACCGTCTTTAGTGGTTGTGGTTTTGCTAGTTTAGCGTTCTCAACTACAGCTTTAGCTGCTTTTCTCTGTATGGGTCTCGGTGTTATCTTCTTTAGCATTTGGTACTTTCTTATACAACTGCAAAACAGCTCCTATTAAGCCTTTATCTATTGTTTGGTGGATGTAAAATTGAGCTGAGTGTTTACCTAATACCTCTTCTATATCTTTTGCCAATTTATCTCCATCTTCTTTATTAAATTCTACTAGTTTGTATTCGGTTTCTTTCACTTTGTTTTGTGGTTAAAAATAATATAATAATTATACTAAACTATCTTATATGTGGCAAATTATTTCCTACAACTTGCCTACAACTTGCCTACAACTTGCCTACAACTTGCCTGCGCGTAAAGCTTGAACACCGGGGGGGGTAGGGGAAGCTATTGGATTGGAGTTATTCATATCAGCTTATCGTAGGCTATCTAGTAATTCGATACGTTTATCCTTTAGGCCTGGCTAGGCTCGATAGGAGGGCGGTGTTAATTCCTCTGATATTATTATTCTAATTGTAACATTTATAGTACCAATATCCAAAGTAAGACCATT